CGCAGTTTGCTGAAACAGCAGTAAAAATGGGTGTGGCATTTGACATCACAGCGGAAGAATCAGGTCAGGCTATGGCTGAAATGCGAACTGCATTCAAAATGTCACAGGATGAAGTAACAACCCTTGCCGACAAGATTAACTACCTTGGCAATAATACACCAGCAGCAGCCAAAGGTATTATGAACATTGTTCAACGCATTGGTCCATTGGGAGAAGTTGGTGGCTTTGCATCAGGTTCAATTGCAGCATTAGGCGCAACCATTCGTGGTATGGGTGTTGAAGAAGAAATTGCAGCTACAGGTATCAAGAACATGATGCTTGCATTGGTTGCAGGTGAATCTGCAACCAAGGGTCAGCATAATGCCTACGTTGAATTAGGCATGGATGCTAAGAAAGTAGCTCAAGACATGCAGAAAGATGCTGAAGGCACCACATTAGCCGTATTAAAAGCAATTTCCAAGATGGATAAATATAAACAAGCTGCAATGTTAAAAGAGCTATTTGGTTCTGAATCACTTGGATCTATTGCTCCATTGCTGACAAATATGGAAGCCTTAGAAGAAAACTTAGGTAAGGTCGCTGACAAGCAAAAATACGCTGCTAGCATGGAAAAAGAATATGCAGCAAGAGCAGCCACGACAGCCAATAATCTGAAATTAGCAAAGAACGCTGCATTTGCCTTAGGTATCACCATTGGCAATCAATTATTACCTGGTATTAATTCAGCTGCTGGTCTGTTTTCCAATGCCATGAATTCCGTGCAGGCATGGGCACAAGCAAACCCCGCCTTGGCAGGAACCCTGACCAAAATTGCAGTCGGTGCAATCGCCATTGTCGGTGGCTTGTCTGCCCTGTCTATAGGTCTGATTACGATCTTTGGACCAATGATGATGGTAGCCAAAGGTTTTGGAGTTGTTGCCTTGGCAGCCAAAGGTATGAGCATGGCACTACTGACCAACCCGATCACCTGGATCGTACTGGCCATCGCTGGTGCTGCCCTGCTGATCTATAAGAATTGGGCCCCGATCTCAGCATTCTTTGTCGGCATTTGGAACACCATCAAGACAGCTTTTAATGGCGGCATCAAAGGAATTTCAGCACTGATCATCAACTGGAGTCCGATTGGCCTGTTCTATACGGCATTTGCCAAAGTTCTGTCATGGTTCGGTATCGATCTGCCAGCCAAGTTCACTGGCTTTGGTGCCATGATCTTGGAAGGGCTCAAGAACGGTATTTTATCTAAAGTGAATGCTGTCAAAGATGCCATCACCGGTGCCGTCAGCGGTGTCATTGATAAAGCCAGAGGTATTCTGGGCATCCATTCCCCTTCCCGGGTATTTATGGGTATTGGTGGCTACACCATGCAAGGTATGGCCAACGGCATTGCAAATGCCAATAACCTGCCAGTTGCCGCCACATCTACGGCCACACAAGGGGTGGTAAATACTGCAGTAAAAACCAAACCGGTCAAGCCTGTTTCCATGGGTGGTGCTTCAGCTAAAACATTTGTCAGTAATGACACCATTAACATCACCATCCAGGCAAAAGAAGGCTCCATGGTCAAAGGTACAGCCGAAGCAGTGCGTCAGGAAATGCGACGTGTAGCCAACGAAGAACAGAACGCACGACGTAAATTTTTAACTGACTCGGAGTAATACAAAATGATGATGGCTCTCGGTCTGTTTGTCTTTTCATTGCAAACAGCGTCATACCAAGAATTACAGCGTGTCACCAATTGGCGACACCCATCCAATAGTCGTGTCGGAGACTCCCCTGCCTATCAGTTTATTGGCAAAGGGGAAGATGTCATTACATTGAAAGGTGTGATTTACCACGAATTGACTGGAAGCCGTGCGACATTGGACACTCTCAGACAGATGGGTGATACAGGCAAGGCTTATACCCTGATTGAAGGTACAGGCAAAATTTATGGTCTGGTTATTATTAATGACCTAGAAGAAAACAAAACCTATTTTTTCAAAGATGGTGCAGCGCGTAAAACAGAATTTACCTTAAAACTGACTATCGTACGTGACTGGCAGCCGACATTGTTAGGCAGCCTGATTGGTATGGGAATCAGTGCATTAAATAGGATTTTATAATGCTGAATAAAATCATGAATGTTGTTGGTACTGCCTTAGATTCATTTCAAAAAACCACAGAATACCCTTATCCGATTTTTCGTGTTGAAGTCGATGGTGTAGATATTTCTCCCTTAATGGCTTCGCGTTTAATGTCACTCAGTATTAAAGACAATCGTGGTCTTGTCGTGGACTCAGTGGAAATTGAACTGGATGATTCAGATGGACGTTTAAATATTCCACCGAAAGGGGCAATTATTCAGGTCTGGTTAGGCTGGTCCAATACAGGTTTATTCGATAAAGGAAAATATAAAGTAGACTCCACAACACATCGTGGTGCACCAGATGTATTAAGTATTTCTGCCATGGCCAATGACGTTTCCGAAGGCTTAAAACAAAAACGTGAACGCAGCTGGAATAACCACACTATTCAAGAGATATTTGAAAAAGTGGGTACTGAATATGAACTGAAAGTAATTGTCCATGAAAAGTTCGCATCAAAAAAAGTGAAATACATTGCTCAGAATGAATCCGATGCCAACTTGATTACCCGAATTGCTGATGAAAATGACGCGATTGCCACGATCAAGAATGGACATCTAATTCTGCTGCCACGTGGTGCCAGTCAGACAGTGTCTGGTTTAGCCTTACCACGTGTCCAGATCACCAGAGACAAAGGCGATCAGCACAACTATACCAATGGTACCGGTACCGACAATATCACCGGTGTCAAAGCCTACTATTATGCAGAGAATAAAGCCAAAAAATTGCATGTGGTGGTCGGTGACAGCGAAGACAACCTGAAAGAAATTCGCTATGTACATCGGGATAAGACCACAGCAGAACTGGCAGCCAATGCAGAATACAATCGTTGCAAGCGTACGGCCCAAAAACTGACCTATACCTTGGCCTTTGGAGATCCAACCTTAATACCGGAGCAGGAATTTGAATTTCTGGGATTAAAGTCTGAGATTGAGGATATTGTCTGGCTAGGTACCAATGTTACTCATAATTTAAATGACAGCGGATTTACCACATCAGTTGAACTGGAAGTCCAGCTGCCCGATGCAGACGATGTATCGACCCTGTTTGAAGGTCGTGAGGAAAAAACCGAAGAAGAAAAACAGAAAGCCAAAACCAAAAAACGTACTGGTAAAAACTATGCCAATTATACCGGTGTCATTGCTTATTACAGTGAAGGTGGCAAGTCAGTCAAAATTACATCTGGTGATCAAAGTAAGCCATTGAAACTTACGCATGTTTATAAGTCCAAAAAGACTGCGAATAATGCAGTAAAACGTGAACAGGAAAAAATAGACAAGGCGAAGAAATAGAATAAAAAAAAATCCTGACTTCGGGGAAAGCCAGGATGAAATAGGGTTTAAATAAAATAACGATATTTGATCACTTTTACAACATTTTATTTCGATATATCGTAATTTTGTTATATATTTGTTGAATATTATTTATTCAGCAGAGGCAGCAAAAAATGTCTAAACCAGGACGTACGATAAGTAATAAATGCCCTCATTGCGGCGAATCTCTTTGGATCCGTTCAAGTGAACAAGTCGATCCACTTTTAAAACGGTTATACGGTCAATGCACCAATTTACATTGTGGTTTTACAGCTCAAGGTTTTTTAACTTGGGATGCTGAACTATCCCCTTCTGCAATGCCAAACCCTGAAATTCATCTTCCTAAGTCATTAGCAAAACAAGGAAAAGGGGGAGCATGTGTCTAAGAGATTCGATATCGCCCAACAGAATCAATTGGATCAAGTTCACGTGGTACCACGTGATTACAGCACACCATCACTTGCTGAATGTGAACAATGCGGTAATGACATTCCACCAGAACGACAAAAACTAGGTGCAGTCACTTTATGTATTGAATGCAAGACCAAGGAAGAACGTCATGCCAATCGTTATCGCTGATTCATCCGATCCAATGGAATGCCCCTGCCCTGAATGTGCATCACAACACTAATAAACAGGAATAAAAAAATGGACCAACAAACTGCCCTTATTCTCATTGCTACAAATATCCTTGCCGGTGTGGTAATTGTTTTATGGTACCTGCTCGACCGTTATACCAAACGTATTGAGCGTCTGATTCAAGCCAGATCCAAGCCATCCTGTGCATTCATCCAGACACAACAAAAACGGAAGGATAAATAATGTGGATTTATCCTTTTCTTGTTGGAATGCTCTTTGGTCTTATTTTAAGTGCTGTCATGTTTTTATTATTGATTAATTAGCTTATCAGCTTAGCCATTAATTTTATTCTTACCTACATCACTTACCACTTTGGCTGCTTCAGCTGTAGTTTTTAATACATCAGAAGTAGCTTTTAAATTATTAAGTAATGCTTCATTGATATGAAAATCTTCATTTTCTAAAGATGTTTTACCAAAATAGCTGGTAATAAGAGAGAGCTTAACTTCTTCAATTTTCTCATCTGACATTCCTTTTAGATATGGTCCCATAGCTTTAAGTTCTAAAGCTCTTGTACTTTCTATATGAGCTAGCTTTCTATGTTGAGATGAACGTTTAAGTAAGAAAGTACAAATTGCGATTAA